TTTTTCGATAACACCTGAAAAAATAAATATTTTTTAAAATATTTATTTTTAGAGCATGGAGTAATCTTTGATTACTCGCAACCTTTAGTCAGTTAAGGGATAGCGAATTATAAAAAATTAATTAAGGCTAAAAGTATTGAGATAGCTTTTCGCGAAATCAATTTTTATGAACTACTTGCTGGCGTGGGAAGTTTTTTAAATTCTTCATATAAATCCTGTAATTCTTTTGTTGTCAGTTTACCATATTCTTTACCTTTAGTCTGCTGCAACCATCTAGTAAAAGCATTAATATCATCTTGTGGAAGCGATTCACTTTTTACTCTATCAATTGTTAATGGTGTTTTAGAAGAAGCATCTTTAATCATATGTCCAATATTAAATATTGGAACACGTTTTTGTATAATATTTTTGATAGATTCTAAGTTATATATATTATCAAACTCTTGATATAATATTGGAAAGCAATATTTTTCTAAATTTCCTTTAACAGTATTTACATATCCATCACTGTTTATGAGTTTTAATAAATTCTCTATATGTTCAATTTCTTTATTAATTTTTTCAATATCTTCACCAAGTTTATCTAATTTAATTACATGTTTAATTTTAAGTGATGTTATTTTAGCACGATCTGATAGTACATGTCTTTGCTCGTCATATTCTTTATTTTTATTTTTTATTTTTTCACGTAATAAATCAATTATGTCTCTTAATCTTTGTAAACGGTTTCTTAATTCTTCATTTGCTTTTTGATTATTAACACTATTTTGTCGTTCAGATACAGCCGATATACTTATTGCTCTTTCTAAATTTGTTGATGTTTGTGCTAAATTTGTTTTAATTTCTTCTTCACCAGATTCTACATCAGCATCTTCTATGCCTGATAATAAAGGATTTGTTTCAATATCAGGAGGTAATGTAACATCATCTGTGTCTTCCGCGTTTTCTAACGGCGAATATTGACCGAATATTGATTTTACAGCATCTAGTGTTTTTTGCCAATTTGTAGTACCAAAAATACCCGTTTCTGGTTTTTCTAATTTTTCTTGTATTTCTTTCCTTATTTTAGTTTCACGTTTAAGTTGTTCTCTATATTCTTTTTCCATTTTTATCATCATTTTATGTGTATTATATTTATCAATTCTATGTTTAAGTTCTATTACAAGTTGTTTTAATTGCTGAGTATTTTGAAACGTATCAGTATCTGGTAATAAATTTAAACTTAGTAACACTCCATTTTTGTTTTCAATTTCTTCTTGTTTATTTCTTATTTCATAATCAATTATTTTAATATCTTCTTTTATTTTAATATTTTCTGCGGGTTCCGATAGAGTACCAAAAAAATGTTTTTCTTGAGGTTTTATTTGTCCTTTTAACCTTTCTTTTTCTTTTTCAAGTTTGCGTAATTCTTCATTTAGTTTTTTTATTTCAGCCTCTAATTCATATTTTCGTATGTTAAACTCATTGCTTATATTTTCTGAATTAATTTTTTCTTTGTATATTTTTTTAAGAAATATAGATAATCCTAATGTATCAATTTTTTCTAAAAGAGATTGAAATATTACTCTATTTCTCAGTAAATATCTGTATCCTTCCCCTTTTTTAAAATCATTTATTAATTTGCGGTCTTCGTTTTTAATTTTATTAATCTCACCATCAATATATTCTATAATTTTATTAACACTCATATCAGCAAAAATACTTACATCATTCTCACTTATTTCTAAATCTACATTATCTGTATCAGATTCATCAATAAGAGAAGCTGGTACAGCCGCAGCAGCACCGGAATCTGGTATTCGAGCTATAGTTGGTTCTGTACCGATGGGTACAGCTGCTGCTTGACCTCTACGTATTGCCCATTTTGAAAATCGTCTTGCAGAAGATGTATCACGTTCTGGTTGTGCTTGTGTTAGTTCTGGTTGTCCTTGTGTTAGTTCTGGTTGTGCTTGTGTTCGTTCTGGTTGTGCTTGTGTTGGTTTTTTTTCCTCCAATTTATCCTCTAACAATTTATCCTCTAATTTTTGCACTTTTGTTTCTAATTCCCTTTCTAATTTTTTAATTTGTGTATCTAATTTTTCAAGATTTGGAATAATAAAATTACCACTATCATCGTATTTTTGTAATTTTAAGTTAAGAAGCCTTTGTTGTAAAACATTAATCTCTAAAATTAATTTTTTATTTGGATTTTGAGCTTCTGTTTGCTCAATTTGTTGGTGTTGTATTTCTAATTCTATTAATTCTGACTGAAAACGTTGCATTCTTTCTAGATTTTCAGTTCTAAATCTCTCTCCTGTTTCTGTCATTCTATTTCTCACTTCTGTCGCCTTAGCTTCTCTAGCTTTTCTACGTTCTTTTTGGGACTCCAACATTTGTATATTAGAATCTCTTTCTTCTTGTGTTATTTTACCTAATCCATAACAAGCACCGATAGTAGCTCTAGTTCTAATACCATGTTTATATGCTTCACATAATTCTTTTTCTGTAAAGGAAACTGATTGACTTTTTTTTTTTTGTTCTTCTTTTTTTTGATAAGATTCCCACTCCGCATCACCCCCACCACTTTGTACTCCTATTTTTTTTAATTGTAAATATTTTTGTTTATATTTAAGATATTTTTGATGATATAATTCATCATTTAAATCAGTCATATTCTATATAATTATATATTTATATAAAATTATATTTTTATAAAATTATATTTTTATAAATAAAAAAGTGTTTATAAAAATTTTTGTTTATAAGCATGACAAAAATCTGCTACCAATTCGACAAATGAATTAGTTGATTCTATTTCATTAATTAAAGTAATTTCAACATCTTTACATTTCATACCATTCATTAATTTAGTATCTAATTTATTTTTAATTAAATTCCAATCAAGAAATCCTTCAGAACAAATTAAATTAAAATACATATATAATATATTTTTATTAGCTCTATATAGATTATATATTTGAACAATATGTTTTTTAAAATCTTTATAATATGAAGAATTTATTCCACCAAGAAAATCAATTATATCGTCTGTTAATTTAATTTCTGGCATATTAAATATTATAGTTGGATTTTCCATGATATATCCATAATCAATATGAAATATTTGTCCTAAATTATTAATCATTATATTATCTAAATGCCTATCTCCTAAACCAATAATATAAGATATTGCACTTGATATTGCTAAACTTTCTACAAAAGTATTTTTAATCTGATGTAGTGTAGAATTTTTATTTTTATTTAAAATATAATTTTGTAATGTAAATCCATTTTCATTAATAGTTCTTAAAGTAATTGCATTATCAATATATTCTATAATACCAACATCTTTTGATAACATTATAATTTGATAAGTGGGTATTTCTTTATAATTAAATATTTGTAATCTATATTGTAAACTATTAATTAAACATGATATTAATTGTTCTTTTCTTAAAGATTTATCTTTTTTAATAATAAATTTAATATTCTTTTTAATTTTTGTTGTATCATTATAAATTTCTGCCTCGATAATAATCGGTCTAGTATAACTTGAAATACATTGCTTATCAATAATTTTTACAACATTATACGATGGTTCAAATGGATATATGAATGGTAAATCAAATTGTTCTATTTTATTATATAATATATTATGTATACTTGTAATCATTTTAGTAATATCATTTAGTATTTTTGAACCATAAAAATTGACAATATATTTAGTAGAATAATTGAGAAAACAATATTTTCCAATTGAATTAATACTTGATAAACACTCAGTTAGATAATATTTTTCGTAAGTTAATAACATTAAAATTTTTATTCCAATATGTTCATTATTTTTATCTCTAAATAATGCCAGAACATTAAAAATATCAGTCATAAATACAGTATCTAAATTTATAGTTTCAAAATCAAATAATTTTGTAAATATTTCACAAATTAATGGTATAATAATATAAATTTTTTTATGAGATTTTTTAATTAAAAGTGATGTCAAATTTATTAAAATAGATTTATTATGGGGGGTACCTAATATATCTTCATATATTTTTGCATTTTTAATGATAAATTCAAAAATTTCAATAATATCATCAAATTCTAAATATTTTAAACATTTTCTATTACACATCAAATTAAAACAAGTTACAGTTTTTTTAGAAAATTGTTTATTATTAATAATTAATTTAATAATATTATCTAACCAAGTTAATCTTGTTGTATTTTTTGTAATAAAAGTAAATTGATATATACATTTTATTAATATAGTAAACCATATTGAATGATCCAATAAATATTCTTTACTTTGCCATATAATTTCAGATTCCCATATATTATATTCCCTATTATATACACCATATTGTATATCTCTAAATTTAGATAAAACATATGTTGCGGCGACATTATAATTTTTACAAACTAATTTTACAGTATATAAAGATTGTAAATCTAAAAATTCAAATATTTTTATTAAAAATTCTACTTGTTTTAAATCATTTATTTTTTTATCACACAAATTACAAACTAAATGTTTATTATCTCCTATAAGCCATTTAAAAGAATTTTTTAATGTAATTTTATAATTAAAATCTTGCTCTGGAATTTTAATGATATTTTTAGGAATATCAATATATTTATTACAACATGAATAACAATATACACAACCACAACACCTACAATGATGTTTTCTATTTAAAAATCCAAAACTTGTATTACAATTTTGACAATTATATATTAAATTTGAATCAACCCATTTATCAATTGTTTTTGGACATACAGAAATATTATCAGGGGATGATGATAATAATAAAAGATTATCATTTTTTTCTACATATATTGAATAATTTAAATCAGCTAAATCTGATAAATCAGTAAATTCATCATCTAATTTATTTGGAGAAATTTTTGTATTTGAATAATTTTCAGATTCTCTATATAAATTTAAATTTGATAAATTTCTTGAAATAAAACGTGGATTATTTATAGATATGGGTTGTGATGTTGATGTAGATTGATTATTTATTAATTCAGTTAAATTTACACTCGATTTAGATTTAATCATATATAATATGTCTTAATATATAAAAATATATACTATAATTTTTATATTATTTTTTTCATTTTTTTATAATCATATATATCTTGATAGCGTTTATTTATAATATATTTAAATATTTGTATTTAATATAATATTAATTATGAGTGATATTATTATTGGTATTGATTTAGGTACAACTTATAGTTGTTTCGGAATATATAAAGATGGAAAAGTAGAAATTATTGCAAATGAAATGGGTAATAGAACTATACCAAGTTATGTATCATTTACTTCTGAAGAAAGATATATTGGAGAAACTGCAAAAAATATGGCTGGGCAAAATCCAAAAAATACAGTTTATGATGTAAAACGTTTAATTGGAAGAAAATATTCAGATGAAAAATTACAGAATGATTTAGAACATTTAACATTTAATGTTAAAAAAGCAGATAATGGTAATCCTCTAATTGAAGTAGAATATTTAGATGAAATTAAAGAATTTTATCCAGAACAAATATCTGCAATGATATTAGAAAAAATTAAATTGCTAGCAGAAAAATATATAGGTTCACCTATTACAAAAGCAGTTGTTACAGTACCTGCATATTTTAATGATTCACAAAGACAATCAACAAAAGATGCTGGTACAATTGCTGGATTAGAAATTGTTAGAATAATTAATGAACCAACAGCGGCAGCTTTAGCATATGGATTAAACGATACTTCAACAAAAAATATATTAGTATATGATTTAGGTGGTGGTACATTAGATGTTACAATTTTAACTATAGATAATGGTATATTTGAAGTTAAATCAACAGCAGGAGATACACATTTAGGTGGTGAAGATTTTGATTTTGTGATGAAAGAATATTTATTTTTAACTTTTGCAGAAAAGAACATATTAAAAACAAGAACATTAACAGATGATGATAAAAAATTATTATGTGAAATGTATAAATTAAATACAATAGATGAATTTAAATTTAAACAAAAAATGCCACAAATACACCAATCTTTTGAACAAAATAATTTAACAAATTCTGTAAAGAAATATATTTCAGCTTTAGAAGAATTTTATTTATTAAAATCAAATCCAAAATCCATGAGAAAATTATTATCAAATTGTGAGATTGCAAAGAAAACATTATCTACAACAAATACTGCAACAATAAATGTTGAGAACTTTTATAATACTCTAGATTTAAATACAACAATAACTAGACAAAAATTTGAAGATATATGTAAAGAAACATTTGAAAAAGCATTTGAGCCAGTTAAAAGAGCATTGGTAGATGCTAAATTTTCAGAAAGAGATATTAATGATGTAGTACTAGTTGGTGGATCCACGAGAATTCCGGCAATTCAACAAATGTTAGAAGAAAAATTCCCAGGAAAATTAAAATTTAATATAAATCCTGACGAAGCAGTTGCATATGGAGCAGCAATACAAGGAGCAATGTTATCAGGTATTGATAAAAAATTGGATGCTCTAGTATTATTAGATGTCACACCGTTAAGTTTAGGTATAGAAACAGCTGGAGGAGTAATGGCAAAAATGATTAAAAGAAATACACCAATACCAATAAGCAAAGAGGAAATATTTTCAACCTTTTCTGATAATCAACCAGGAGTTACAGTAAAAGTATATGAAGGAGAAAGAGAATTAACAAAAGATAATAATTTATTGGGAACGTTTCAATTAACAGGAATACCGCCAATGCCAAAAGGAACAGCTAGAATTAAAGTAACATTTTCTGTAGATGTTAATGGAATAATGAGTGTAAAAGCAATAGAAGAATCTAGTGGAAAAGAGAATAATATTGTAATAGAAAATAGAAAAGACAGATTATCTACAACAGATATTGATAAAATGATATCTAATGCCAATTTATATGCAGAAATTGATAAATTATCAAAAGAAAAAATCGAAGCAAAAAATAGTTTAGATAATTATACTGCTAATATAATGAGAACTATAAATAACGAGGAATTAAAAAATAAATTAGGAGAAGAATTATATGAAAATATATTTAATAAAGTAAATGATGTAATATCATGGTTGGAAGATATAGAAGGAAATGATATAACAGTAGAAATATTTAAAAACAAATATTCCGAGTTAGAATCTATTGTATTACCAATATTAAAAAAATTTATTTCATAATAATGTGTAATATTATAATAAAAAAAATATTATAATATAATAATGACAACTAATACTCTTATACCAAATAAAACATTAGCATTATATGCTAATTATAATTGTGATACAATAGTAAATGGAAAAAAATTAGGTGGTTTAAATTCACAACAGGAATATAGATCTCAGCCTCAAGAGACTGGTTCTGCAGTACAAGTTTCAGTAATATTACAAACAGATACATCTGGCATATTATATATAGATTATACAAATATAGTTCATGAACCATACGAGGTAATAGAATATATACCGATAGATTTCATTGATAAAACTATATATCCGCCACTACCATTAATTAATGGGCAAAATTTTTATACACATTATGCAGCGAGTACAGTAAAATCTCCATATTTTAGAGTTAGATTTAAAAATACATCAAAATGTAAACAAAAAATTTTTAGGATTACTACATTTTTATTTCAAACAGTAACAGAATTTAAAACAAATATAATTATACCAACACCAGAACCACCAAAACCTCCGGTACCTCCGCCGCAACCAGTAACATCAACACCATTTTGTGATACATCAACAAATCCAATAGCAAATAATGGAACATTTAGATCTGGAACAAGATGGTCAGATGGAACACCTACAGTATACGACACACCTGACCCTAATGTTAAATGTGGATGGATACAACCAAATATAACAATAGGAAGTTGGTGTACAACGGGTATTTCATCTCCGAAGGCTGTTCCAACAACTAATACAAATTATTATAATGCACCAAGTACATATACAGCAACAGGATCAGTTGGTAGTTATACATGGCCATTATATTTTGTAACATCAACGTATACAGGAACAGATGCTAAATTAGCAGTTGAAGCAGCTATTGGAAGCGATACATCAATTTTTAAAAAATATATTTTTAGAACAAATGGACAAACCCGTATCAAAGATGGTACATTATATGCAGATGTTAATATAACAGGAGGAAATCCCAAAGATACAACTTGTGGATATAGTGCAGGTTATCCCCAAAGTAGATGCAATGGTACTACACTAGAAACCACAACTCTGACTCCACCGGAATATGATCCACCAACGGGAAATCCAGTTACAACTACAACTTATGTACCAAATAGTACACAATGTGGATATGTTGCTCCATTAACATTTAATTTTTTTATATCAACAGATAGAAAAACATTATATTCTCAAGCAATACCTGTTGCACCCAATTCAGAAGTAACTATTATATTAACTACAGCTTCTCCAGGAAAAACATCTTCAATATCCACAATTTTAAAGGCATATGGGACAAATTTAACATATCCACCTGTCTATAATTCTACTAATTGGAGAATAATTAAAAATCAAAACCAAATAGAATATAACATAACATTAAGTGCTTCACAACCACAACAATCACTTACTATACCAATATCACAATTAACTGGTATAAAATTTTTACGTATAATTGGTCAATATCAACAACAAACAACAGAATCTTTACCTGCTACAATTTTTTATCCAGCTCAAATAGATATAACTAATATTTCATCAGGTAGCGTAACTACGTATTTATCATATTCAACTCCTACAACAACATTAACAGATAATGGATAGATAATGGATAAATAAATTTAATTTATAAAACATTTTCTAAGATTATTAATAATATCTGTATTTTTTTTATTTTTATAGAATATTAAAATTAATATTTCTTGATATATTTCAGGAATTAATTTTATGGTTTCAGATTGTGTAAGAACTGTTAAATTATCATATGGATTTTTTGAATGATACAAGTAGACACTATTTAGAGGATTAGGTTTATTACCACTAACAAAACCTATTTTGTGTCTAGATAAAATTAAATCATCAATTTTACATATATTAATATTTTTTTCTTTATAAATTATATCTAATGTTAAATTTGATAATATAGAATCTGTCGGTTTATATACTGAACTATGAATCAATGGATATATTTCTCTTGAATCAATAATATTAATAATATTCTTAATATCTTGATTATTTATTGAAAAATATCTTCCCATATTTAAAATATAATCATCTGTTAATAATATGAATTTTTCTATATCATATATACTATCTAATATATTTAATTTAGATTCTAATAATTTCATTAATTCTAATATTAATAATTGAAATGCAACCACAGATTTATGAACATAAACTTTACGATGTAAATAATGTCTACTTGTAAATAGATTTACAATATCTAAATCAATTTTACGAGGATAACATATAATATTATTAATAACCATTGCATTTGAAATCAATTTATCAAATGAAAAAGCTGTGTTTATACCTAACATTTTAGAATCTCTTGTTATATAATCAAATTTATCAACATCAATTGAATTTAGACTATTTGATATAATCTGATATATAAAATCTGTGTGTAATTTATAATCGGGATTAATAATATTTGATAAAAATTGGATTAAATTATCATCAATTAAATCAGATAATATTGAATTATTTTTAATAATCCATTTTAGAATTTCACATGATCTATATTCATGTTTTGCAAATATACTATCATTATCTTTTAGAAAACAATCATCAAAAATATGACTAAATGGACCATGCCCTAAATCATGACATAATCCTGCTATTCCAACTAATTCAATAATAAAAATATTAAAGTAATTATCCATAATATTTTTTTGTTTGAAATAATTTTGTAATTCTGGAATTCTTTTTAAAGTAGAATCTAAATCTTCTTGTTTAGATTTATGTATTAAAGTTTTACATATCTTTTTTGCTAAATGATAAGTGCCGATAGAATGTTCAAATCTTGTATGAACAGCATTTGAAAAAACATAATTACAAGTACCTAATTGTTTAAGATATCTTAATCGTTGAAATTCTGGAGTATCTATAATGAACATTGCTAATTTTGATAAAGATATTGTTCCATGAATATTATCATTAATGATTTTATAATCTGCGCATAAATCTATATCTGTCATTATTTAGTTATTTTTATATAATTATAAATAAAATATTATTAACTTTTTATGTTAGGTTAATAAATTCAATTTTTTATTAATCTTTGATATATCGATCATAAAACTTGTTAATTGTAAATCTGTATCAGTATTTTTAGAAATTACATATAAATATGAAGATAAAATATATATTATTTGAAATCTTAAATTATCATCAAAAAGATTAAATTGTGTACTTTTTAAAGTAATAAATATCGTATTTAAAATATCAGATACACTATAACCTTGATTTCTCAATTTATATATTTTATCAATAGCAGATTTTAATTTATTTGTTGTTGCATCAACTAGAATTTCTTTAATAATAACATTTGATGGCAATTCACATATTTGTGTGATAGAGTCATCATTAATAATATTAAATCTATTATAACATAGTTGTAACATATTTATTGCCATACGCATATCACCGTTACAAATATCGCTTAATTTTTGAAGAGAATTTTTATCATATTTAATTTTTTCAATTTCACAAATATCTTCTAATCTAGAAACAATCATATATGATTCTAATCTTACATAACGAATAATTTTACATCTCGATTGAATTGCTTCAATAATGTTAGAAGAAGAATTACATGTAAATACAAAGCGTGTAGTATTATGATATTGATCCATTAATTGACTAATAATTGGCAATGCTTTTTCAGTCATATTATCAGCTTCATCGAATATAATTAATTTATGTTTAGCATATTTTTTTTCATCTTCATTAGAATATGGTAATTTATAAGAGCAAAAATTACTGACATCAATATTAATAGATTTTATACCACGATCATCAGAAGCATTTAATTCTAAAACTGCATCTTTCATATACGGACCATACAATTTTCGAGCTATACAAAGAATAGTTGTAGTTTTGCCAACACCAGGTGTACCAGTTAATATAATATTTGGTATATTTTTATTTTTAATAATATTTTCTATTTCTGTTAAAATATTTTTTTCTGCGATAATATGCTCAATATTTATAGGACGATATTTTTCTATCCATGGTATATTGGTCATTTTAATATATAATTTATATAATTCTTTTCTTAAAGTCTCTTTTTTTTATAGTCTTTTTTTCAATATTTTTTTCATTAATTTTATCTTCTTGTTCATCCGGTTCATCACATGCATCATCAACTAAAATATTTTCTTTTGTTAATACAATAGGTTCTGTTTTTAATATCAAATCAATATTTACATCAGAATTTACATCAGAATTTACATCAGAATTTACATCAGAATTTTCATCAGAATTTATATTTGAAAATTTATCATTTGTTATTGAATATTCTTCTAATTTATATTTACATTCTTTATAAAATTTTTTTCTTAATCTTGAATGATTTTTAAATGATGATAAATTATCTGCGAAATCTATAATTAATGGACATTGATCACCATCTCCAAGAATTTTTCTCATGGCTCTACCAACTGATTGATTTACATCTTTTTGGGATGTTGCTAATACAACAGTATTTAAACGTTCAATATCTAAACCTTCCCGTGCTAAATCATTTGTTGCAAAAAATATATCAGCTGATTCTTCAGCTTCTTCTCTTTGCCACTGTTTCATAGAACCAATATAATACGATGTAGTAATTTCTCCTGGCATTATTAATCCAGCATTTTCATCAGCTTTAATTAATTCATCAACACCTTCCTTTAATTGTTTTAGATGATCAACATATTTACTTAGAATAATAATTTTTCTTTGTTCTTTTCTTAGGGAATTAATAATTGTAATTAAATGTGAATTTCTTTCTTTTAATTTAACAAGATTTCCCATCATTTTAATAATATCAGGTTTACCTTTTTGTGGCCCCCATCCTATTAATTTTTCTTTAAATTCTGGTTGAGATGAAGTATAATTAAATATTTTAGCAACAACTAAATCATTAATTCTAATTTTTTCTCTATAGATAGTTTCACCTAAAAACCAGTGCATAATCTTAATTAAACCGTCATTTCTATATGGTGTAGCTGATAATGCTAAAGTATATTTGAATGATGTTTTCATTAGGGCTTTAGAGAATACTTTAGAAGCACAATGATGAGATTCATCATAAATTACTAAACCAAAATCTTTAAAAATATCAGAATCATAATCTTTCATACTTAAACTTTGAATCATACCGATTACAATTTCTTTATCATCAACATCAATAGTTTTTCCTCTAATTACACCTGCGTCAATGTCGCAAAATTTTTTAATTTGTTTTTTCCATTGATTTAATAAAAAACTTTTATGAACAACAACTAGAGTTTTTACACCTAATTTATGAGCGATATAAATAGCCATTAGAGTTTTACCACGACCACAAGGTACAGATAATAAACCGCCACCAATATCATTCATTTTATCAAGAATTTTTTGAACAATTGGTTCTTGATAATCACGTAAAGAACCATTAAAATTAATCAAAACTTGTTCAGGATCTGTTTTTAATTTAGTTTTTCCAAAATTCTGAATACCGTAATATTTTGGTACAATAATATATTTTTTACTTGATTTATATAATTTATAACTAGTATCTTCTGCAGTTGTTCCAAATTGAGCAGCTTTTGGTTCAACCGTTAAATCATCTTTAATTTTTTTTAATTCAGATTCAGATAATTTTCTTTTTTTGATATAATATCCCTTATATTTGATAAATGTCATTTTATCTAATAATATTATATATAAAATTATAATTAAATAGTATTAATAATATAATATAAATTTTTCATTTTTTTATTTATATAGAAAAGTTATATTTTAAGAAATAATAAAATAAATATATAAATATTATATTATATAATATAATGTCCTCAACATCATTTTTTAATACAATAACTTCAACATCATCTTCAGCATTAGATAGTGTAGATAGAAATGTATCAAAAGGTTTAAAATTTTTAGGTAATCAATATATTCATCACACATTATTAGCAGTATTAATTTTATATGCTGCTCACTTTGCTCCAAAAATAAATTTACCTTTTGCTAAAGTATTAGATAATTATGCAGTAAAATTCATTTGTGTATTTTTATTAACATATTTATTAGGAAACAGTGTAAAAGTAGCATTAGTTTCTTCACTTGTAATTGTTGTGGGCGCAATGGTTATTAAAAAATTCACTAATCAAGAAAATTTAGCCGTTTCTGTTTTAAATGAAATGAAATTAAATAAAAATGAACATTTTTCACTTGATGAAATGAAAGATAGTGTTGTTAATAAATCTAGTGAAGTATTATCATATGGAAAAAATAAAGTATCTGGATTAAGTGAAACAGTAATGTCATACGGTAGCTCCGCTTTATCTAATATAGAATCAACATCTGAAGATGTATTATCATATGGCGAACATAAATTAGCAGATGTAAAAACATTTGGATCTGGAATGTTAAATAAAGCTGAAAGTTTATTAGAAAGTGAACCAGTAGCTCTTGCTCCAAAAGCAACAAAAACATTAGATTTAAGCAACACCGCAGCTGCAGATCACTCAAATACTCTTGGAAAAGATTTAAATACTGATGAAATTAAAAAAATTCAAAAAGTTGTAGAAGAACAAGTTTCTTTACAAAATCAACAAAGTCAATCAGAAGCAGAAGTAAAAGAACCAGTAGGTGTATGTATGGGAAATAATTCATTACAGGGAGATAATTTATATGGGTGGAATGTTAATTTAGATGATTCAAAATATGACGTAGTAAAAGGATATACTGACTTAAGTTCAGAACATAATTATGCTCCATTATAAATAATATATAATTATAATCTAATTTATAATTATATTATATAATAATAAAAATGAAAAAAATTATAATAAATCTATCTATAATTATTATTATTATAATTTTATTAATATATTCATATAAATACCGAAATTCAATGGTTAAAATAAATGCTTTAAATGATATACCAATGGATTATATTATATCTGAAAAATCAGATAAAGATATAATAAATTTGACAACAAGTGAAACATTAAATATGCCAGTTAAAGATTTATTAAAAACTCCTATAATAAGTGAAAGTAATAAAAATATATTTGATACAAATATTAAAAACATTAATAAAAATATTAATACAAGTATAAATAAATATAATATAAATAATATTGATAAAATTAGAGAAGAACAAGAAATAATATTACAACAAACTAAAGTTGAATTTGAAGATATAAAACATTTGTTAAATAAACAAAATGAAATAATTACAAAACAAACAGAATTATTAGATAAACAATCAAAATTACTTGATAAAATACCATATATTAATAAAATTACTCATTCAAAATATGATGATTCGATAATTGAACATAAAAATGAAAATATTGAAGTATACTTTAAAGAATTACGTGCATCAAATGATACAAAAATAGCACAAGATAATGATATAGATTATAACGAATATTATAAAGATAAAGTAAAATATATTAAATCATATCTAGAAGATCCTGCAACTAGAGGATACAATATATATGAATCTGAACAATTTTCAAAATTGCTCGATATTGGAAATATTAAAGTAAATGATAAAGTTGAACCTTTACCACATCCTACAAATTATGCAAAATCTCTTGAATTAAAAAAAAAATAATATTATATATTATAATATATTAATATAAATGTCAAGATATTCAAAAACAAAAAAATCAATAAAATCGCCTAAATCGACAAAATCGACAAAATCGACAAAATCAGAGAAATCAATAAAAATAATAGAAATAGAAGAATCATCAATAAATCATATATCAGCAGATAGTTCAACAAATACTTCAGTTGTAATGTTAAATTCAAATACTGATTCAATAGAAAATTTTAAAAAATACGAATTTAAAAAATATTGTTCAAGATATTCATTTACACCATTCATATTTAATAAGGTAAAAAGAATTGTAGTATTAGGAGATATACATGGAGATTATGATTTAGCAATTAAATTATTAACAATATCTAAAGTTGCAAAAATTAGAAAATCCAATGATAATCCAAATAAATCTAAAAAAAATAATAAATTAGATTTATCATCTGAAAATGATGAATTAGAATTAGAATGGATTGGTAAAGATACATATGTTGTACAAGTAGGTGACCAAATAGATAGATGCAGACCGATTGGTTCAAAAACATGTGATAATCCAAATACTATAAGATTATCTGATGATGAAAATTCAGATTTAAAAATATTAAAATTATTTACAAAATTACACGAAGCTGCTAAAAAAGACGGCGGGGCTGTAATATCTTTATTAGGAAATCACGAACTAATGAATTCTTTAGGAGAAACACAATATGTATCATTTGTAGGATTAAAAGAAATTTTTGAAAAATATAAAGTTGATGGCATAGAATTTAATGATGGAGCAGATGCAAGAAAACATGCTTTCAAACCTGGAAATAAATATGCAAATTTATTAGGGTGTTCTCGCAATGCAGCTGTAATAATTGGTTCAAATTTATTTGTACATGCAGGTCTAATAGATACATTTATTGAGAAAATTGGTTTAGATGATTTAAATGATTTTGAAAGTGTAAATATATTAATTAAAAAATGGTTATTGGGGTTAGTAAATACAAATGATATAAATACTTTAGTAAAATCACAAGATTCAATGTTCTGGACTCGAATATTAGGAAGTATTCCAGCTGGAAAACCTATGGAATATGAAGAATGTAAAAATAATGTAACTAATGTATTAAAATTATTTAATATAAATGGTATGATAGTAGGTCATACACCACAATCATTTTTATTTAATAAAGATATTAATGCAACGTGTTCAAATAAAATATGGAGAGTTGATAATGGAAGTTCTAAAGCATTTAATCCATATGATAAATATTATTTAGATCACGGTAAACAACATCATAATAGAAGACCTCAATATTTAGAAATATTAAATGACACTGAATTTAATATTTATGATGAAAATGGAAAAATAAATTAATTTACTGCTTATTTCTTATTTTTATTTTTTAATTTTTTATATCCACCTGCTATTTTTGTAAATTCGTCTATATCTTCGCGATTTGTAAGAAATAAATTATCAATAATAATAATATTTATATCAATTGATACTGCTATTGTTTTATAAAAATTAATAACTTTTTCGTAATATTCATCTATATCGTTTTCTGGAAATTGTTGTAAATGATCAACTATACCTCTATTAATACCAGGAATTTGTCTTCCGTCATATTTAGAAATACGAGCCCATTCACCAACATCAGTCATTTCTGAAATTAATATTTGTTTAAAAAATTTAACTACAAATAAATCAGGATTTATTGTATTATAATTACTAAATATATCACTTAAATTTTGTTTAAAAGTTAAAAATTGTCGTTCTAATAATTGACGTCTAGTTGTTCTATCTGGAACTCGAATAATTGTTCTTCTAATTTCATCATATAATATATTTATAGATTGTTGAATTTCATTAAATAAAACTACATATAAATCTCTATCAGCAATAGTTCTTGTAATTTTAAATATTTCAACAAAATATAAAATTAATAATCGTTCAATACGTTTGCCATATTTATTATCTAACCATGGTGGAATGTTTTGATAAAACAATACTGTTTCTAAATCTTTTATAAAATATGTATAGGAATATCCATTAATTTGAAATATTGGTTTATTTTGAATATTTAATTTATATTTGACAAGTGGGGGTTTAGGATCACCTATATGCCCTAATACATATACAGGTTCTTGATTTGAATAATGTGGAATTGATACATCAATATATTCACCAGGAATATTAATTAAATGAGTATATGTATTTCCATTACGATGTAATTGTGTATATGTCAATGAAAAATTAATTTTTATGCGTAATAAATTAAAATGTACATCAATTAAACCTCTACGCATACGTACAGAATTATTATAAGATATATAAAAATTAGTATTAGCTCTATTATTATATATAATATATTTTTCAATTAATTTGTCAAGTAAATCATCATATTTAATATTATTGTATATATAATTATTTTGGGAAACTGCAACACGTGTATTTCCTTGTGCTAATTCTTCTTCTCCAGGTTGTGGTTCGTGTAAATAAACTAATATATCACCACGTGAATTTTTATTATTGTAAGTAAATATATTTGACATATCTTTTTTATCAACAACTATATATGGAAATTGATCTAATTGTGCATCGCCAACTGTTAAATTTTCAAATCTTAATTCTGTAAAATTAACATCGCGATATTTAACAGAATCTCTTTTATCTGAAGAATTATTAATTGAAGCTAATATTTCTGATAAAATAGATTCTTTATGAGTATCAGAATATTGCATAAAATTAATATATGATTCTGGATTTAACAAGATAATATTTCTAATTCTATTTAATAATAAGTATGTTAATTTGTTAATATCATCATATATTTCATCCATAATTTGTTGTGTAATTAAATTTCCTTGTAAATCTCTCTGATTTATAAAATTTGTGACATATATTTGAAAATCAGAATCAGATTTTTTAAACATATCTTTTACTTTATCTAATAGTAAAATCATTTGTTTTTCAGAAAAATTATTTTGTAATTCCTTATTTATCAGTAATCTCATAATATTTCCTCCTTTAAAAGAAAATAAAATTGAATTTTCTGGCAATCCTCTTTGTCTACAATATGAATTTATACCATTTGTAAAGGTAGTATGAACTACATTAAAAAAATTATATGTAGTTTCGTCATTATTATAGAAATGATTATTAACAAATTTTGTCATAATATCTTTTAAAAATGTTTCAGAATCATCAATTTCTTCATTAGGTGTTGTATCAAAATATATTGATGGGTTTTGAGTGAAATCAAAAGTAAATCTAGACGCTGCATTTGGATTTAATATATTCTGCACAATATCATCAATATTAAAATTATTTATTTCTGTAATATTTTGTCTAATTTGTGTACGTTCTGCAGTATTATCAGGATTATCAAGCGAAACATCATATATTGATTCTAAATCAGATTTAATACTAGAAATTGGATTATTTCTATTTAATTTATTAAAATTATTTAATTTATTTTCACAAGTTTCATAAATAAGACTTCCTAATTTTGTAATAATTTTAATAGGAAATTCACTAGTTAAGTTACTTGTAGTGCCTACATATGATGTTATAATTTTATTAGAATTTATAAGTATATATGATACATGTGAATCAAGTACTGGATAAAATAATAATCTAAAATAATCACATGTATCATTTGTCAATGATTGAGGTTTTAAAATTGGATTAACGATGTAATCAGGAATATTTCTTAAAACTGGACCAGAAAGTTTATTATTTTTAACACGATCAGCCAATCTTGTATATTCTTGTTGATTTAACAATTGTCTATGCGTTACAGGATCGCGTTCTTTAATAATTTGAAGATTCTCTATTTTATGATAGGATATATCACTTAAATTAGTAAACCAATGAGTAATACCTTTAAATTTTTTATATTTAATTAGAGTATTATATACTGATTGATGTGTATATGTATGTGTAGCGTGTAGACCATCACTTTGTGCGCATTTGCTACATTGAATAATTAATTTTATTCTACTTGGTTCAATGTATAATCTATGTAATACATATTGTTCAATAAGTGTAAATGTGATACAAGATCCATATAATGATGGATTATTTTGATATTTTAGATATTTATATGTAAAAAATCCTGTACCATCTGCAATATATTGATAATTATTGTGATTATATCTGTTTAAAGTATTCATAACAATAAGTTCTATATCAGTTTTAGTTTGTCTAATAATATCTACATTTTGATTATTATTTGTAATTAGAGCTATTAATCTATCAATCCAATTATCATAAATATTATTATAATATGTATTTCTATTAGCTGCATTAAAATGAATATTATCTCTTGAAAATATTCTATCTTGAATTTGTAGTAGTGTATATGGATATCTTGTTGTAAATTTTTGACATAATGTATCACAAAAATTTGTAAAATCTGTTTGTAAAGTATTTTGAAATTGTCTAACATAATTCATAAATGATCCATTTGTAAAATCTGTTAATACATTATCATTATACATTCTATATGGTGTTAATAATACTTGTGAATCTGTATATACGGATGATAAAGTATTTGCTAGTGCTCTTCCAAATATATTCGGATCTAATTGTCTTTTAAGTATTTTTACACCATTTGAAGTTTCAATAATTTGACAATGTGTTAAAAAAAATAGAATCATTTCAACAACAAAACTAATATATGTTAATGCTAAATATTTTCTATTATAATTAAATGAATTTTTATTAGATTCATAAATAATAGAATTATCAGGTCTTTTAAATAATTGTCTAGATTTAGTTTCATCTAAATATATATTCATTAATTCATCTGTACACTTAACAGTAGCCTCTTCTAATTGAAGATACTGTTCATATGTTATTGTTAGTCCAAAATTATATGGTCTAAAATGTTTTTCTATAATATCAATTATATATTTTTCATCTGGATTTAATAACGCTGCCATTATATATAATATATATAATATATTATATATAAATTATATTAAATTTATATTAAAAATTTTTATATTATAAACTTAAGAAGCACCTGCTGCTTTTGCAGCTTTTTTTGCTTCACGTTTCTTTTGCATTTCTGCTTGTATTTTATCTAATTCAGATTTAACTGCAGATGAAGACATTGATTTAAATGCTGCAACTGTTGCATCAACTGAACCTTTGGATTTTAATAAATCAAAAACCATTTTAGTTAAAGCAGGGCCATCTTTTAAATCAGAATTAGCTGCTTTGATTTGTTTTTTAACTTCTAACATATTTTTCATAGCTTCTGGCATATCACGTGCCATTCGTCTGGATTTTTTAGAACTCTTTTTTGAGGATTTTTTAGAAGATTTTTTAGCGCCACCTGCTCCTCCTTTTAATGTTTTTTTTGAATTCTTTTTAGAACCCTTTTTAGAACCCTTTTTAGAACCTTTCTTGGAAGATTTTTTGGAAGATTTCTTTTTACCACCTTCTTGAACGTCTTCAGTTTCAACAGTTTCATCTTCAGCACCACCTTTCATTACACGTTTAGAAGATTTTTTAGAATTCTTTTTACCACTTTTCATATGTTTAGATGATTTTTTAGATGATTTTTTAGATGATTTTTTGGAAGACTTTTTAGCGTATTTTTTTGCACCACCTAATAAAACATCAAGAGAGGGTGTCATTGATGAAGTAGCAGATAATAATTTATTCATTTCACTCATTCTATATATATTAATTTATATTATTTTATTTTTTTTATTAATTATATTTTTATAATAAAATTTAAAAATAATAAAATTGAAATTTTAATTGTTTATATTAAATAATCATATAAACACAAATATCATATATAAATTAAATGGGTGTCCCTGGATTTTTTGCTTGGCTATTAAAACAAAATAGACATAATAATATTATTTTGAATCAAATAAAACAAATTGATTGTTTATATTTAGATGCAAATTGTCTATTTCATCCTAAATGTTTTGATATATTAAAATTATATCCAAAAGAAACAAATACACAAACATTAGAAAAATTAATGATAAAACGTATAATTTCATATATTAAATATTTAATAAATTTTACAAATCCAACAACATTAATATATATTGCTGTTGATGGAGTTGCTCCTTTAGCAAAAATAAATCAACAAAGAAAACGCAGATATAAATCTATTATAGATAATCAGATTAGATTTGATTTACAAAAAAAACATAATATGAATGTTAATAATTCATGGTCAAATATTGTTATTACTCCTGGTACGGATTTTATGAAAAAATTAGATGTAGAACTAGATAAATTAACAAAAAAAGATTTTAATAATGCAAAATTGATTTATTCATCATATAAAGAAGAAGGGGAGGGTGAACATAAAATTGTACAATATATTAAAAATAATAAATCAAATAGTAATGATAAATTAAATAATCTATCACATGTTATATATGGATTAGATGCGGATTTAATATTCTTATCACTCACACTAAGAAACTTTAATATTGATAATATATATTTATTGAGAGAAGAACAACATTTAAAAAATGTACCGCATAAATTAGAAGTAGATAACGTCGCAGAACAATTATGTTATGTATCAATAGAAAATGCAGTTACAACTTATAATGAACATATTTGTGAAAAAATTAATCAGGAATATTCTGATGTAATTGATATTAATTTTACAAATATTGATTATTGTAATGATTTTATAATTCTATGTTTTTTGTTAGGAAATGATTTTCTACCACATTTTCCATCTATTGATATTAAAGTATATGGTATAGATTATATAATAAATGCTTATACAAAAGCATTTTCATTTAATCAAAAATTATTATTTGATTTTGAGAAAAAAGAAATAAATTATAATTTTCTTGAAATGGTTCTATCATTATTAGCAGATGTTGAGAACGAATATTTTACAACAGTTCTACCAAAACATCGTAATAAAATGGAAAGAAGACAGTGTCAAGGAGATACACCATATGAAAGAGAATTATTTTTAATTGAAAATTTAAAAACAATTAAAATTTCAGATCCAATTATGTTGGGTTCAGACCGTCCAGAAGATTGGAAATTTCGATATTATGAACATCATTTTAATACAAGAATTAATCAACAAGAATTTATAAACAATATGTGTAATCATTATATGGAAATGTTTGTATGGAATATTCTATATTATTTTGAAAAAGTTCCATCATGGAGATTCCAATATGAATTTAATCATGCACCATTTATATCGGATTTATATAAATTCCTAAATAAACGTGAAGATAAAAATATTAATATTATTAAAGATAAATTTAAATCAAATGATAGATGTATTGGAATAGAAAATCAATTGCTTGCAGTAATTCCTCCACAATATATGAATCTACAAACAGCAAGAAATAAAAATAAAATGAATAATCCTAGATATAAATTTATGTTTCCATCAACAATAAAATTAGATTATATAAATAAAGATCAATTATGGAAATGTGAACCATTAATGCCTATAATTGATATTGATTTATTAGAAGAATAAAATATTTTTAGTTTATAAAAATATAATTATAATTATTTAATTTTTAAATATAAATTAAAAAAAAATATATATACGTTTATTTTATTTATAATAATATTATAATAGTTAATATATAAATATATAATGACCGATATATTTGAAAAAAAATCTACAAATAAAACAAAAAAAGATATTGTAAAACCTGATAAAGATTCTATACCAATGAGATTAGAATTTATAAAAAATTTATTATCTGGAAAAGATTTACAACCTATGTTTAGTTTTGATTCAACCGAAACAGAACATTTTGCATATAGAAATGCAAATGAAGATGAATCTGGTGATTCTTATGATACAAGAGTAATATTAAAAAAACGGATATTAGATTTTACGAATGTTATACAACAAATGGGTGGAAGATTAACTTATATTAAAAGTGGTACAACTGGGCATACATTCAAAGGTATATCAGAAGATGGTAATTTTGAATTTGCTGTTAAAGTTGTAGCATATCCAAAAAAGGAACGTTATGGAAATATAAATGATATTAGACGACCAGAAAATGCAGAATTAATGATGTTAAAATTGCTGTCATATTTTATAGTAAATAGACAGACACCGCATTTAGTAATACCATTCGGTACATTTAATACAAATATAGATACATTTGTAAATTTATTAAAAAATGATAAAATAGAAGATAGAAATGATAGATATAAAGAATTTGTTGATAGATATGATAATGGAGATTTTAGTTCAACAGTATCTATATTAATAAGTGAATGGGCAAATAAAGGAGATTTATTAGATTTTTTTAGAAATAATTATAAAGCATTTACATTAGCCCATTGGAAAGTATTCTTTTTTCAATTATTATCAACATTAGCAATAGTCCAATCAAAATATCCAGCATTTAGACACAATGATATGAAAGCAAATAATATTCTTGTTCAAAAAATAAGTATTAAAAAAGATTATTATAGATATTTAGTTGTGGGTAATAAATATAAAGTACCAAATATAGGATATCATATAAAATTGTGGGATTTTGATTTTGCATGTATTCCAGGAATAGTAGATAATATTAAAGTAGAATCAAAATGGACAAAAAAAATTAATGTTACTCCAGAACAAAATAGATATTATGATATACATTATTTTTTTAATACATTAATACGAAAAGGATTTTTTCCGCAGATTTTAACAGATTCGCATGTTCATAGAGAAGTTAAAGAATTTATTGATAGAGTTATACCCAAAAAATTTAGAGAAGGTGAAAATATTCACGAAAAAGGTAGAATTTTAATAAATGAAGAATATTTAACACCAAATGAAATATTAAAAAATGATCCGTTTTTTGAAGAATTTAGAATAAATGATAAACAACCAAATAATTCTGAAAAAATAAAATATGATTTTACAAAAATATTAAATCCAGCAAATGATATGAATGTTTTATCAAATATTATAACTAAAAAAGATTCAAAAAAAGATTCAAAAAAAGAATTAAAGAGAGATTCAAGAAAAGATAAAAAAAATTCAAAAAAATCATCTAAAAAACAATTAAAGAAACTTGGAGAAAATATTACAATTAATGATGAATTAAAAAGTACAATTACACAATATAAATCTGCATTAAATGAAATAAATGATTTATTAAATTCAAATATAACAGATAAACATTTACAACAAAATTTACAACAAAATTTACAAAAAAAATCATTAAATTCAACAAGAAATATAGATATAATAAAATTATTAAGTACAGAAAATCAAAGTAAAAGAGAAAAAATAAAGCAATTAGAAGAATTCTATTTATAAATTTATTATATTATATAATAATATAATAAATGTCTACTTCATACGATGATATAAATTATTGTTTATATGTATTATATAAAACAATATATAATAAAGATCCAAATGAATGTTATTTACTAGATACTATTGTTAAAAAAAATATTAAAATAGAACACATTAGAAAAAATCCTACATTTGATTATACTGATATCTTTAAAGCTGAATTCAAATTGATGGGTATATATAATGATAGAATACATTATAAAAGAATTTCACCTAATGAACATACATCAACCGTTTCTATAGGTTATCAAAATAAAAATATTAATATGAATGATATATTAAGACCGGAATTATATAATGCTGCAATGATGTTTATGTCAAGTGATATAGTAATTAATGAAAATTTTAAACACATATTAATGCCTATAATGTCTTTTGATATTAAAAAAGATAAATTATTACAAGTATTACCAAATATTAAAAAAGATTTTTCAGATTATATTGAAAAAAATAATCATAATCAAAATTTATATGTATGTATAACTGAACATTATTTTAAAATGTATACTTTAAGGGAATTTATTGAAGAAAATTTAGATATAATATCAACGGAACAATTAAAATCAATTATATTTCAAATAATGTTAACATTAAATAAATTATCAGAAAGATTTAATAAATTTAGACATAATAATTTAAATTTGGATTCTGTTAGATTATATTTAAAAACCAAATCAAATGATACATATAAAATTGGTAATACACAATATATTATTAATGAAAATGATATAGAAATTAAGATTACAGATTTTGATTATAGTTTTCATTTAAGTGAATATATCCAAAATACAAATGCAGAAAAGTATGTAAATAATGGGTCTGTAGAAAATCCATATTATGATATATATTGTATAATACATCATATTTATTTATTATTAGTTAAACATAATAAAAATAATAATATTAAATCTTTATTAAAAACATTTTCAGAATTATTTATAAAAATACTTCCAGAAAATAAACGCGTACAAAATGAATCTGAAATTAAAGATAAATCATTAGATACAACAGAAATTATTACACCCAGAGATATAATTACACATAAATTTTTTGAATCATATAAAAATATTATAGTCGGTGGAGGAAAAACTATAAATAATAATAAAGAAGATAAATTTTCATTATTAAATAATGATTCAAATATTAAATATATAGATTCTAATTTTTTAAATAAAATTAAAAATAAAAAATCTAAGCAATATTATAGTACAATGATTAAAGGTTCAAGAAAAATTGCCGTTAACGGTCTTAAAAAATCAATGATTGAATCATCTATAAGTTCTGAACAAGATTCATCATTTTCTGCATCAAGTGCTCTTAGAACAATGACTCAAACTCCAAAAGCATCAGATATTAATGTTGACAATACTTCCGAATCAACTATTACTGAATCAACTATTTCCCGATCAAAAACAATGACCGGTGGAACAAGCCCGTCTTCATCTTCTTCGTCTACAGGTACAGGTAGCAAATCTAAATCGTCATCATCTTCATCATCTGTATCATCTAGTGTAAAAAGCAAAACAGCCAGAACTACAGAAAAATCTACTGAATCATCATTATCATCACGTTCTGTAAAAAAGGATAATGGTATGAAATTAGATAATAAAACAAAAAAAACTTTAGAAAAATTTTCTGATAAATATTTTGATCAAGCACCAGATTCATTATTACATAATTTAAATTTAAATGATATGGGAATGAATCCAGTTGAACAACCACAATCTCACATGAATGATATGTCTTTAATGCCACAAATGGGAATGCCACAAATGCCACCAATGCCTCAAATGCCTCAACAAATGGGAATGCCACAAATGCCACCAGAAATGCTAATGCCCAATATGCCTCAAATGCAACCACAAGCCTATCCACCAATGCCAGCAGAAATGATGGCAAAAGCAATGGAAGCTCAAGGTGGTAATCCAATGTTACAAAATGGTTTAAATGTACCAATGATGAATAATCCAATGGCTCAAATGTTAAATATGCCACAAATGCAACAAATGCAAATGGGTGGTGGAAAGAAAAAATTATATAAATTAAAATTAGATAAGGATTTTTTTTTTTGAAGGGTGGCGCTGAAAAAGTAATTCCAATGTATGTTGAACAAGTAAATAATCCAGGCGTACCCATGCAACAAAAACAATTAAATGCTGAAAGATATCAAGAAAAACAGGATGTTGAACAAAGAAAAATGCAACAGGATAAACAATTAATCAATTTACAGGTATATCAACCACAAAAACCAAAACAAGATAAAATAGATGCAGTATCATTTTTCCCAAGTTTTACATCTAATCCATATTTTCCAGCGCAAATTGCTAATATGATGAACCCACTTACATCATCTATGTTGGGTATGTATCCAATGACAGTAAATTTAAATAAAGTATATGATATTAATGTCGGTGGGCCAGTTGGTCCACATAATAGATTAAATATGGTTTACGAAGATATTCTACCAGGAAAACAATTAGGTACAAGTTTTAGAACAATTGGTGAAAGATTAATTCAATTACAATATGTTAGAAGTATTTTATTTTCAAAAGGAGATGCGTCAGAAACTAATCTTGATGGTAGAACAAATGATAGTTTATTAGCACATATTAAATTTTTAGAATTAAATCCATTTAATTCAAATAAGCTATCAGATAATCCATACAAAGGTTTACCAGATGGATTTTTATTATATAGAACATGTTATCCAATTAAAAGAACACAAGTTACTGGTCAAATTTCTTGTGCAAGAGATTCAATGGCATTAAATGTTAGAATATATCAATTAAATGTTGGCGGATATTTATTAAATAAACAAAACAAAGTTAATTTTTATCAATATGACCAGTGGCGTGAGATAGTATTTTATGAATATATTAGAGAACATATATTACGTAAAAAAGTATGTCCTAATTTTGTTGATTTATATGGTTATTATTTATGTAAAGATTCTGGAATTGATTTCAATAAAATTAAACAACAAAATAATCCCTCATTAAAAACAAAAACTCAATCAACTACACCATATGTAAATAGAATGCAAGATTTTAATATATATTTTCAAAAAAGACAAAAAGAATTTCTTGATGCTGTCCAAACCGGATTAACAGGTATTGGTCCAAATAAATTAATGCAAAATAAAACAGTTATACATAGTTTGGCAAACATTCAACCAGCAGCTGCCCAGGTATTAGATTTAGATACATATTCTGGAGAAGTAATTGTTGCAATTACTGAATCACCTACATATAATCTTTATTCTTGGACAACTGTACAATATCAACAAGAAGGGAATACAAGAAAAATGATTAATTCTGGTTTTCATACAGAAAATGTATGGCGTTCAATTTATTTTCAAATGATGTGTGCATTATTATTATTACATAAACATGGTATTTATATTGACAACTTTTCATTAGAAAACAATGTATTTATTAAAGATTTAGTAATGGATGGTAACGCAATAAATTATTGGAAATATAAAGTAAATGGTATAGATTATTATATACCAAATTATGGCTATTTAGTATTAATTGATTCAAATTATAGCGATATATTTACACTAGGCTCCACTGTACCAACTGCAACAACTGGTTTTACTGTACCTGGAACTGGTGCTCCGGCTGTTCCTGTTGTTCCTGTTGCTCCTGCTGCTCCTGCTGTTCCTGTCGGATCACCTATTATGAAAGGGGGTCCTGCTCTTAAATCATCATATAAATTAGATGGAAAATTATTTGATGCAGGAAATACAATAAAAGGTAAAGAAACTACAAAAACTTTTGAAATGTTTAAAGCAGCTATTGATCCAAATAATTTTGGTATTGCATTTGGTGGAACTAAACCAGATACTGGTATTTTAGATATGTTACAAAAAATGCATACTGATACAGAAACTGATATTGAAAAATATTTTTCTACATATATGACAAAATTTATGAATAACAGAATTGGTACATATCTTAAAGAACAAGAAATGGTACATATTAAAAGAGATTTAAGAGACTTTAAACATGGTCAAATTATAGTATTAAGAGAAGGTGATGATATTTTTAAATTTGTATTATTTTTAGAAGTTAGAGGTGGTGTTGCAACAATTCTAACAAAAGATAAAACTTCACAAAATGATCCAACATATGTTAGCACAGACAATGATGATTTAGTAATGAAAAATAATATACCATTAAATTTATTATATAACTATTCTATAACTGAACCAATTGTTCAAAACTATAAAATTAATGAAAGTAATTTAACTGAAGATAATTTATTAGAAACATATAATATCGTATTATAATATAATTATTATCTTGGAGTGAAAATTAAAAAATTTTTATTATATGTATATATAATATATATATAATAAAATGAGTATTCAATCTTTAAAAGGTTCTCCATTTAATGAAAGTTTCATACCAACATTTTACAATTATAATTATTCTCCAGTTGATCCATATCCTCAATATAAAACATTACATCCTGGAAATAAAACAATTTCAAATTACGACCCAACAAAAAATATACCAGATTCTTATGCTTCTTATGAAAAATATCAACAAACAAGTCCAACAGAAAATTATAACAGGGCAAGAGTTGCAACCCAAGGATTTTTTGCTGAAAATGATATTACAAAAATATTTTTTTCTAATGATAATGTAAAACGTGTTCAAAAAATGATTAAAGATGAAATATATAATCGTACAAAAGGTCAATATACATCTGAAGAAGATCAAGATGAATCTGATCTAACAATCGCAATGCGAGCTATATATTTAGATAAATGTAAAAATCTTCCAGGTCAAACAGTTAGACAAGTTAAATTATTAAATAAACAGGTAGTGGATTATGTTGTTCCTGATATGATTACAAATATTAAACAATATTATGGTTATCTTAAAGATATTCATCAACCATTAAAACCTATGATGCGTCCAATGAACGTAAGTAGCGCTGGTCGTCGCCTCTTACCTGCACTCACAAGTGTCTGGCGTTAAAAATTGATATTTGAAATACTTATGATAATATATATATATATATATATATTATTATAAAAATGATTAGAACACAAAACTTAGTAAATCAAATTACAGATGTCATAGCATATGGTTTTTATCCATGTACAATAAAACTTAATATAAAAGATGAAAAGGATGAAACAATATATGAAAAGATTACGAATTATTTTTATGCAACAAATACATACCAAAATAAAATTTTTAAAGTTAATATTTCAGATGATAATTTTAATTATGAAATTATGAAACATATTGAAGGGGAAACTATATTAAATAATAAATTTTTTAATACACAAAATAATTTTAAAATTCAAAATGGACAATGTAAAACGAATGGATTAATAAATTATAGACATCTATTGATGCTAAAAGATTTTTCAAATATACCATTTGATATAGAATTAGTATCTGATTCATAATTTGAAATATATAAAAATAAAATTAGAAAACATATATCTACATATAGTGAATCAGAATTAATTAAAAGCGTATTAGATGGATTTGAAAAAACAAAATCGTTTAAATATAATTATGAAATTGCTGTATATAAAGCACCATATTATAAAAATTATAAAAATTATAAAAATTATAAAATTACGCGCTTTAACAAACCTACTAGAAATCAAATGGAAGCAGAAATTATAAAAAGAGTATGGAAAACAGGAAATGGTTCGATGTCAATTCCTTCAGAAATATTTACTCAAAGAACGCAGAATTATTTATGTTTGATGGATAATACATTGTATGATAGAGATATAAATAATTTAGAAAAATATGGTATGGTATATAGATTACAACCTTATACACATTTATTCAAAGCAGAAGGGGGTATTGAATTTGAATATTGTAATTATACTCATTGGAATAAATTAATTAAATTTATGAGAGAAGAATACAAAGATTACATAAACAGACAATTATTTTTTGATGATCATCGTTTTGAATTAGTTAATAATGATTCTAAATCAAATTACAAATCTAAATATAATGGATTTTATATACCCATATCGGAATTAATTATTATGTCAAAAATTTTAGATAAAGAAGGGGCTTCAAATAAATGTAGATTTGAATTATAAATTTAATTTATTTATAAAATAATTTATTTATATTATAGTTTACTAATATATATTATAATGTGTTATGATAAAGAAACATCAATTGTCACATATACAATTGGTACAATATCAAGTTTAGTATTATTAAGATCAAAAAATATTGCTTTTCAAATGAGTGGTGGTTTTTTTTTATTTGTTACACAAATGCAGTTAATAGAATATTTATTATGGAAAAATTATGAATGTAATAATCGTAATAGAACAATAAGTAATATTGGTTCTATATTAAATCATATACAACCTATATTTTTATATTTTATAATTAAATATTTCAACAAAAATTTATCTGAAAATAAAAAATCAATTTTAAATATTATTATTTTATTATATATTACAAGTTTAATTTTATATAGTAAAAATGTATATCCATTAGAATGTACAGTATTAACTGATACTGAACCTCCACATTTAGATTGGAAATGGAATCATAAAAAACATTCTACACAATTTTATTTAATATTTTTAATATCTGTTATTTTATTAACATATATGGGATTCCCTAAACCATATAATATATATTTAGCAATAATATGTTTAGGGACATATATCGCATCATATTTAATATATAGAAATGAAAATATTACCGGGGCAATATGGTGCTGGTTAGCAGCTTTAATACCATTCTTCTTATTAATAATAGATTCGCTTTAATTTTAATATAATATTTTAAATATTATATTAATAATTTAGTTTATAATTTATTGAGAGGCATATACGAAGATTGTTGCGAATTTTTGACCGAGGTTTTCTACGCAAACATCATCTGGACCATTGGCTTGGTATGGGATTGTAGAAATTGGTGCATTCATGACAACTTGACCATTAACTTCTTCAGCATAGTTAGCAAGTAATGGGTTGTAATAATAGATGGTGTTGGCATCTTTAAGAACAACGCAAGAAGAACCAGCAGTGATGTTTTCAGCAACAGGTGGTCTGTATACAGTTACTAAAGAACGAAGTTTATAAGCGGTGTTACCTATTTCCATTTGGGGATCAAATAAAACTGGTGTAAAGTTAATAGCAGCTTGACCAACGTTCCAAGTTTGGTATGGAAGAGAAGTGTATGAGAATCTGCAAGTGTTAATATGAGCATAGTTTACAGCTTGGTATCTACGATTGACATAGAAGAATACAACATCTTTAGAATACATAACAGATTTGCTCTTTGGTACTAAGCTCTTGTGTTCAATAAAGAAATCTGATTGAGAAAGAGCATTGTTTAATGAAATAGAAACACTACCAGCATTTACAGCATAGACAGATGGGATTCTTACGTTGACAATTGGAATGTTTAAGAATGTTGTTCTTTGAAGACCAGAATAGTTAGCATTAGCAGATACTAAGTTACGAGTAGTAATTGAATCAATTCTAGCAAATGTTGGACGGAATGAGAAGACAGCTAATAATTTACGGAGAACTGAACCTTCATCTTGAATGTGGTACATGTCAGGAGAATCAAAATATGACCAGTCATATTGGCTTAATACACGTAATAAACCATTGATACCATCATCACTGCCATAGCTACCAAGAGAATAATAACGACCTTGACGGAGATTTAAAACATTTTTCCATAATTCAATTTGAATGGTGAAACGTTTTAACATGTTTGTAACTGGTGTATCTTCAGTGAAGTATTGTAAGCTGTTAGGATCGGTTACAAAGTCGCAAGTTAATTCCCATTCAGATTCTAATTCACCAGGCATTACGTTATCCCATAATTGAATGTGTCTGTTAATATATGGTAATGCGCGTTGAAGAACTACACGACCAATGTTTGTATATAACATACGTTTTTCAATAGCGTCAATCTTTGGTAAGAAAAGAGCTACAACTACTGGGTGAATATGGATAGAAAGATTAGCACGATTTTTATCATATTGTCCATTTACTGCTTCCATTGCACATTCACGATATAAAGATAATTGATTTTTAATGTCAGTGTGGATAATTCTGGATGTTTCAAAGAGTTTTACAATTTCATTTAATGGTTGGTAATCTTTAGATTGAATATTTAATACTTGACCAGCAGGTGATTCAATACCCATGAATTTAGACATTTCGCTGTGTTTAAGTTGATTTAAAGGATTGAATGTATTGTTAACATCACCTTTAAGAGCAAGTGCAACAATTGCGTCACGTTCAACATTAGTTAATTCGTGTTTTTCAGCGAATTTAGCCGCTTTCTTGACAATAGCAGGAACATCGTGTAAACCATAATATTGATCAATCTTTTCAATAAATTTACGAGCATATTTCTTTACACGTTCTCTGGCATCAGATAATTTTTGAACAGTTTCTTCAATTTTATCTTCATTCATTTTTTTGTGTTTTAAAATTGATCTAACTTGTTCAGCAGGGATATCGTGCTTTAAGTAGAAATCAAAGTTAAGTTCTTCTTCTTGGGTAGAATTCTCTGTACGACTAGACATGATATATAAATATAATATATATTTTTTTTTAAAATATTTTATATTATTTATATTTTTGAAATTTAAACAAATTATTATTTAAAAATTTAAAAAAAACTATATTTTTATATTATTTATAATATTATTTATAATTTATAAACAAATATTTAATTATATTTATTTTTATCATCATCATCTATTTTTAATACATCTTTACAATCTTGTTTAATTCGTTTTTTTGTTTTGGTTGAAATTATATATTTTATACCATTAATTTTATCTATTTTTAAAACGGATTCCAATATTTGTAAATTACAATTATATCCTTTTAATAATTCATTATATTCTTTAAAATTATTTGTTTTAAATATTCCTTTTGTTATTTTATTTACATATAAAAAGTCATAAATAGACATATTTTTAAAAACTTTTTTTGCAGGACTAATATTTTTTCTATAATTAATAAATCTTATAGATGTTTTATTTAGATCATATGGGAATGTAAAATTGCCCTGAAAATTAGAATAATTAGTTTTTTTCGGATTTAATTTATTACTTAATATATATGATGGTAATATACATTCATGAAATGCCTGAACATCTCTAATATCATACACATTATTATCATATATGTAATTTTCTATAATATCCCCCTGAGCAATAGATTTTGATATTCTATTTACTAAATCAATATTATTATTTTTAAGATAATCGATATAGTGTTGTTGAATCATTAAAGGTATTACTGTTTTTTCTGTTTCAAATATTCTAATAACATTATCAATATTATCATAGCCATAAAATAATTTATGAGCCGCTTCAAAAATACCATAATCAATATCTTTCATTTTACATGTTTTAATAAAAATTTCATAATCATTAATTGTAATAATTTTATCTTTATATAATTCTTTTATTGTTTGTAAATTAGTAATTAATGCTCTAATATCAGATTGAGAATATTCAATTATTTTTGTAATAATATTTTCTGTTTCAAAAATAATATTTTCTTTATATGCTACATTATATGCTATATCGCTAATAATATCTATTGTTGGTTGAGGAATATCAACTTCAAATGAAAATTTATTTATTGTCTGAATTATCTTATTATGTTTATTATTTGATATAAATATTATTGGAAAAATCCAATTTACATCATTATATTTTATTAATGCTTCAATAAAATTCTTTTCATTTGTTGATGTAATATATTCAACATTATCAATTACTAATACTTTCTTTTCATTTTCATTATTATACATATTCGTATTAATATTTTTACCAAAAATAGTTGTTTCAATAAAATTTTTATTATTTGTTAATAAATTTATTTTACTATTATCAATATTATATATTTTATATTTTAAAGAATTTAATACAGAATATACACAAGATGTTTTACCACATCCATGACCTCCAGAAACCAATAAACAACTTTTTAACATTGTATTATTATTTTTTTTTGTTATAACAACTTCTGCAATTTCTTCTGTTATAGTAGTATCTTCTTCATTTATTATTTTTTGTTTACCTCCCTTTTTCTTTTTATTATTTAATTGTGCATTTTCTTTATTTTTAAAATAATTATCTAACCACGATGTTATTAAATTTACTTTATCTTTATTAATTGTAATATCTTTAATTTTTTTAGGACAATATTTTAATCTCCAAAATTTTGAATCTGATTTATCTTGATAAATGTTCATTCGAATATAATTAATTATAAATTATGTTTTAAATATATTTTAAATATTTATCAATATCTAAAATAATCAATTTTTTTGTAAAATCTGCTAAAGCAGATTTAAGAAAAAAGTCTTAAAAATAAATCATATTTATTTTTATCAATTTTTTTGAAAGAGAAGGATTTGTAATAAATCCTCTCTTAAAATAAAAATTATTGAGCTTCAATAACGAAACAATTTTTTTGAAAGAGAAGGATTTGTAATAAATCCTCTCTTAAAATAAAAATTATTCATCATTATTATAAATCATTAAATCTATATTTTTATATGAATCTGTAAATATTGAATGTTCGCACTCATCATCATCTGATGAATCATTACATATTGGTTCTAATAAATCTAAAATTGAAGTATAATTAGTTTTTGTCATATTTATTAAACTATTTAATATAAAATTTATATTTGTATTTATATTTGTATTTGTATTTATATTTGTATTTTCTATTTCTCTAATATTTTTTAAATTATTATCTAAATTATTATCTAAATTATTTTGTAAATTATTATCTAAATTATTTTGTAAATTATTTTGTAAATTATTTTGTAAATTATTTTGTAAATTATTTTGTAAATTATTTTCTAAATTATTTTTTAAATTATTTTTATTATTAACATTAAAATTATCCGAAATAATTTTATTATTATCATACAATACATAATTATTAAATGTATAATAAATTTGATTTTGTAAAGGAGATAAGTTTCTTTTAGATAAATGTATTTTTTTGCATAAAGTATTATTGCAATTATTATAATTTAAATCTTCATAACATAATAAAAATTCTTTTTTACACGAACCATTTTTACAATTATATCCACCAATACATTTTTTTAATATACATTGTTCACATAATTTTGTAAATATTAATAATTCTCTTGTAATAATTTTATATTGTTTTAAATCTCTTGTTATATGTGATAAATCTTCATTACCTGTAATTATATCTAATATTTTTTTTCTAAAAGGTTCTATATTTTGTTCTTCTAAATTATGAGCGTAGGAACATTTATTTTCATAAGGGCAATGATGTTGTGAAATAAAATTTTGACATAAAATTTTTTTTTGATTATATTTTTTTATTTTATCTTGTGAAAATTTTTCATTATTATATTTTTTATTGTTATAATTTGTCTGTTTATATTTTTTTTTACTTAATTCATATTTATAATATGGATGCTTGTAAATAGTATTTTTTTTATTAATATTTTCATCATCATTTTCATCATCATTTTCATCATCTTTTTCATGATTATCATTATTTATATGATTATCATTATTTATATGATTATCATTATTTATATGATTATCATTATTTATATGATTATCATTATTTATATTATCATTATTTATATTATCATTATTTATATTATCATTTTCTTTTTCATTATCAGAATCAACTAATAATACTTGATAAATATTTTTTGTCATTTATTTATAAATTATATATAATGAAATATTTTTATGTAGATTATAATATAAATATTATATTCAAAATAATGATATTATAAAAAAATATAATAAACACTGTAATATTTATTTTAAATATGAATTAATAAATAATTATAATATAAATTTTTACAGTGATGATAATAAACAAAAATTTATTATTTTACGTTCAGATAAAAATACAACATTATGGTGTGAATATAAAATAATATGTTCTATTGATAGTGTTTTACAATATATATTGTGGTCAAATGATATGATTTCAATAGAAAAATCAATTAAGGCAAATAATAATATAAAAAATGATTTTAAAAATAAAAATTTAGAGGAATTTTTATTGGAACAAACTATAAAATATAATTATATTGGATTAATTGCTACTATTAAAAACAATGTTAAATATTATTTTTTTATAACCGAAATTATAAAATTGTAATATAAACATATATAATAATTTTATAACCAAAATTATAAAATTGTAATATAAACATATATAATAATTTTATAACCGAAATTATAAAATTGTAATATAAATAATATATGAATACTATTATTAAAAATAATAAAGAATTAATTTTAATATGTAATTGGGTTAAAAAAAGTAATAAAAGTAGAGATAGTAAAGGTAAATTATTTCCCACACCAGTTGAAGGAAAAGAATGGGGATATAAACAACAATTTATTGATAGATTAAAACATGTTGAATTAATTTTAAAAAATAATAATAAAATTATGAAAATAGATGAAAATATTGTACATAAAAAATGTTTATTATGTGATGATAATCTAAAAGCAACTTATACATATAAATTTGGAAAATATATATGGCAAGATATATTATTACATTATATTGATAAACACAATATTAAACCTGAAGAAGAATTTATGGATTTTATCTATTTTACTAAATTAAATATGCCAATAAATCTTACAACAAATATTTCTCTTGAAAGAGTTTCAAATAATAAATTAAAACATATTAAAATAAGTCGTAATCAATTATTAATTCTAGATGCGTTATTAGAACATGGAGGTTATACCAAAAAATATTCTGATCCAAAAAAATCAAATATATTTAGATATTCGGAACATTCAGGATTATTTAATTTAAATCAAAGAGAATTACAAAAAATTATTGTTTCTGGAAATACAAATAGAGTTGACTTGGGTGATGATGAAATATATATGCCACAAAATATGGAAGATATGTATAAATTTGAATATATTTATCATACTCATCCACCCACTCCAAAACCAGGAGGTAGAGCAGAATTTGGAATTGTTTATGAATTACCCAGTATTGGAGATATATTACATTTTATAGATCATTTTAATGATGGAAAAGTATCTGGGTCTCTTGTAATTACAGCAGAAGGTTTATATAATATAAGAAAATTAAATTTAACTAAAGATAAAATTTTAGTTAATGAAGATAAATTATATCAAGAATATATTTCGATTTCAAAAAAAATACAGCACAAATGTTTAAATAAATATGGGGATAATTTTACTAGACGCCAATTCTATTCGCAGATTGCACAAGATATAGATTTAATTAATGAAATAAATATAATTGTTAATAATTATAGTATCAAAATAGATTATATTCCTAGAATAAGAGATTCCCATAATAAGTGGATATTAGATACAGTTTATTTACCAGTATATAAGTGAAAAATAAAAATATTATAAAAAAAATCTTTTTTTATGTATAATATTTATATATAAAAATATGTCCTATTTAAATTCAAGTTCTACTTCAAGTGTTAGTTCTAAAATTTCATCATTATCATCTTCAACTGTAAAAACATTTGATTCTGTAACAAATAGACTCGGTATGCGTAATATGTCTTTATTACAAAAATTTATAATGGTTGTATTAGCTATTGTTGTTGTATATATGGTAATCAGACGTAGAGAATTTTTCGGTGATGTTGAAACCAAAGTAACATTTGATAAAGAAGGTTCTCAAAAACAATTTGATGCAAGTGAATCTCATCAAGAAGAATTACCAACTGTTCCAATGGTATATGATAGACAAACAGGTGTTGTAACAGCTGCTTCTGAATTTGTAGGTTTACCTGAAGAAATTATTCCAGCATGGAGTGATTCTGATGTTGTTGCAAATTATGGTAAAGTTGATAAATTAGATGACGGTTATAATGGCGCAATGGGTTTAAATTATAACATGTGCAGTAAATCATGCTGTAGCCCACAATATCCTCAACCATTTGCTGTTGATAAAGATGTAATGGTCGAAAAACACAAAGGTGAATTTGTACCAAATAATTATATGTGCAATAATGCCTGGAATGATTCTGGTTGCGTATGTATGACACAAAAACAACACGATTACATTCAAGGTAGAGGTAACAATGCTTAAATAATAAATCATAATGATAATATAATTTGCGTAAATGTTTTTTATAATAATATATCAACTATTATTATAAAAATGCATTATTATGAAAAAAATATTGTAGATATAAAACACGAATATACTGAGTTTTTAACACATATAATGACTCCTTTAATATATGAAGGTATTAAATCAATGTATAATAAAGCATTGGAAGCTGAGAAAAAATATATGCAAATGGCAAAAGATGATGCTAGAATTAAAAATCCAGGTGTTCTTAAAATTTTCCAACACTTTTTAAAAGGTATACCTTCATTAAATATAAATTTAATTGAAGCAGAAATGATTAGAATTAGAGACTCGAGTAAACATGCTGATATATTTGAAAAATTAATAAAAGCAGTTATTAAAAGTACAATTATTGTATTAACATATAATGCTTCTGGACAACAATGTAAAATTGTTAATGAAAAAATACATGAAAAAATTGATTCAAAAGAATTTATACATAAAATTTATGTAGAATGTGCAAAACAATTTTATGCTAATCCAGAATTATATTGGCATCAGTACCAATCTATCGAATTAAAACGCAATCAACAACAATGTTTTGATATTATAAATAAATCTATTTCAATTGCCATTAAACAATCTATACCTATGAATGATATATTAGAAGAATATTTGAAAAATGATTATATTATTGAAACTGAAGAAGAAAAAATGAAAAGATTAAGAGCTATGATTAATGGAAATGCAGAAGATAAATTAAATTATTTCGATGATAATGATAAGAAAGCATTAATTAGCGAAATTGAAATGGAAAATAATGAATTTAATGAAGATTTTAATGCGGGAATTAATGAAGAAATTAATGATGAAATTAGTAAAAATATATTTGATTTAGATAAATTAATAAATAATGATAATGGAAATATTACATCTATTAATGAACAATCTGTAAATCAAAATGTTATGGAAAATACTAAACTTATCCAACATATTTCAGAAAAAGCAGAAGATACAGAAAAAGAATTTGCAGAAAAATTAGCTAAAGTAGATCTATATTCTAAACAAAAAATTAGACCAAATCTTCAACCACAAATTCAACCACAAATTCAACCACAAATTCAACAATCACAACCACAGAATCCACAAAATTTAATGCCTGATTCTGTATCTGACAATATAGAAATTATAAAAGAAAAACAAAATATAAATGTTGTAAACACAGGAAATACTGGAAATACTGGAAAACCAGTTGACGAACGTGGATATTTTAATGCTATGTTCAATTAAAATATTTATGATTTTTTTACAGATATTTTTTATTTTTAATTATTATATAATATAAATGGATAAAATTATTAAAAATCCTGTTTTAATTGCTGTTGTTGCAGGAGTTTTAGCATATAGCTATATGGCTTGGAAACGTAAAGAACAATTAAAAAAAAGTAAAAAAGCAAGAAATTCTAAAAAGTTAAAATATGTTGATATTATTTTACCAGGTATAGTTGCAGTTATTGTATGGTTTTTAGCTTATGGATATTTACACTATAATATAGAATCTGTTAATGGACAAGAATTAAATCCATTAAATCAAGCAGAAAGAGTTCCGACTTATAGATTAGTTAATGATGTTAGTGTAACACCAACTTCTTTTACTTTATTAAATCCAGTAGGTGGTATTACTTGCCCAAGTAAATTACCAGATGTATTTATTGAACCATTCTAAATGTTAATTATAAAAATAATATATAATTAAAATATAAAAATATAAAAATAATATATATAATGTGTGATTATGATAGATTTAATAGAATGACAGTTGGTGAATTATCAATGATAGTAAAGAATACTGATGAGATGACCACAAGAAATATCGATAATTTATTATATTGTAATTCAGATGGTATAAATTATGTAGAAACAGAAAACCATATTTTACATGAACACAAAATAATAGAAATATTAAGTAAATTTAGTCGAGTTGAGTTAAAAAGATTATTTAATGATCCTAAAGTAAAATATCAATATAGATATTATCTAAATGGTATAACTGGATCTATGTCTGCTTTATTAGTTGATTCAAAATTTATAACTTATAATTATTTATTAGAAAAGGGTATTGAAATAAATTATGATGCAGATTTATATAGTTTAGTTGGTAAATTATTCTCATCAAATGTTGAATCAGATAATTATGGAATGCCTAGAGAAGAATTTGATGCTTTTATAAATATTATACATAGTTTGAAAGAAAAAAATCCAGGGCATAACATATTTAATCCAGATTGGTGGTCTAGTTTTCAATTAGAATTAGATGAATTAATTTCTCGTTTTGGTGAAAAAGATTGGTGGATTCAACAAGACATAAATAATAAATACAATAGAATGTTTTCATATTTACAAAGTAAACCTTGGGGAGACGTTAAATTATTTGAAGATTGGGAATCAACACCTGTATTTAATGCTTATAAAGATTTAAAATATACACCAGAAAATTTTTTAGCAATTAAAAGCATATTTATAAATAGTTCAAATTATAATAAATTAATGGGTGGTTATAAGCAAAAATATTTAAAATATAAACAAAAATATATTAAATTAAAACAATCATTATTATCATAAAAAAATAAAATTAGAGAAATAAAATATACAAAAATGATTAGATTATAAATAAATTTTTTCTAATATTATTATATATTAATAATATTAATATGGGAATCAAAGATGTTAATATGAGAAATGGTGATAATTTACCTATAAGACAATTTAAACTTGCACAAATGGTTAAAAATCCAGCAATAATGATGATTGCCAAACGTGGTTCTGGTAAAAGTTGGATTGTAAGAGCAATTATGATGCATTTTAGTTCAATACCATGTGGTATTGTAATATCACCTACTGATAGAATGAGTTCTTTTTATAATGATTTTTTTCCTGATACATATATTCATTATAAATACGAGTCTAGATTAATCACGAGAATTCTAGAAAGACAATCAATAATGATTGATAAAGAAAAACAGGGTAAAAAAGTAGATGCTAGAACATTTATAATTATGGATGATTGTTTAGGTGACAAAAAATCTTGGGTAAATGATGCTCCAGTTTTAGAATTACTATTTAATGGTAGACATTATCAAATTATGTATATTTTAACTATGCAATATCCTCTCGGCATCACACCACAGTTACGTGCAAATTTTGACTATATATTTTTATTAAGAGAAGATTTTATTAACAATCAAAAGAAATTATATGATCATTATGCTGGTATGTTCCCTACATTTGATTCATTCAGACAAGTATTTAGTGAATTAGTTTCAGATTATGGATGTATGGTTATTGATAATAGATCTCAAACAGAAAATCCCTTAGAAAAAATATTCTGGTACAAAGCAGAAGATTTAACAGGAGTTAAAAAAATGATTGGAGGTAAACAATTTTTAAAATTTCATCATTATAATTATAATAAAGATTGGAGAAATAAAGAAAGACAATATGATTTTGTTGCATGGACTAATAATATTAAAAAAAATAAATCAATTATTAAAGTAGAAAAAGAAGAATTAGATGAAAATGGTAATGTTATTGATAGAAAAGAAAAAAGTACAAATAATTTTAATAAACAACATCAAAGAAATTATAATCAATCTGCTGGACAATATGGACAATATAGTCAATATGGTAATTTTTAAGATATACGTTATAGATATGTATTTAGTATATTCATTCCATTTTTATCATCGTTTTCAAATAAGGTAAAAAATACTCTATGTGGATAATATCCATCATGTACATTATAATATCCAAATCTAATAAATTTATTATCTTCAAATGTCAATTTTAATGAAATATCATATTTATCTTTATTATGTATTATTTCTATATTTTTTATTGTTAAATTATAAAAATTACTAAAATCTGTTTTTAAATTTCTTTTTATTTTATTTGTATGGTCGTAATATTCCCAACCAAATTTTTCACAACAATCCGAAATGGAAGCCATTTTAAATTTATATATATCTTTTTCTAGTGTTATTGTATACAAATAAAAATATTCAGTTTCTTCAAAAAATATTGATGTTAGTTTTTTATTACAATTTATAGTTCGAAGTATATTATCTGTCATTTTTATACTAATTATTCAATTATATGTTATATCATTTATTATTACAATTTCAATTTTTATTTTAAATTTGACTAATAAAGTATTGGTTAATTTTGTCTTTTTGTCTTGTATCTAAATCATTTACCGAATGAATCCACGGAGATGGTTGTGAAAACATTGTTGCAAATACATCCGATGGAAATATATTTTCACCAAGTTCATCAGGTCTTGTATCTGGTAAATATCTATATATAATTTGTCTCTGTGGTTTAGTTCTTGCCAACATTCTTTTATATAGATCGATATACAAAAATACAAATCCTAATGTAAATAAACCTAGAATTATTATAAATTTACTATTTTCCATATATTATTTATATGTAAAATAATTTACTATTTATAAAATAATTTACTATTTATAAAATAATTTACTATTTATAAAATAATTTACTATTTATAAAATAATTTACTAACTTATAATTTTAAATTTATGAAGATGCTGTTTTTGATTTTTGGAGAATGTCTTTTAGTTTATTAATATTAGAATCTAACTTTTCTTTCATGTCTCCACTTGCTTCAACTTCTTGTGTAGCTTTTGTTAGACGTTGCTCTGTCATTTTTGTTTCCGCTTCTTTTTGTTGTTTATCTTCTAGTTTCTTTCTTAGACGATTCTTAATATCATTTACATTTGGACGATTTTTTTTATTTACAACTTTCTTAACTTCCTCTTTAACTTCTTCTTCTGTAACAACTTCAGCTCCCTCTGGAAGTTCGGTTACAATCTTGGATTCTACTTCATCAGTTTGTTGAGTTTCTTGAGTTTGTTTTCCTTGAAGACCATCTTTAATTGCTTTAGCTACACGTTTCTTGTGTGTCTTCTTATCTTTATCAACCATTGATTTCTTTTTTCCAACTAGAGCATTTAATTCTTGTAATTTTTTATCTTCTTTCTCACGAAGCCCTTGCATAATTTCATTTTGGTCTTTATTTGCCCATACTTCTTTTTCTACCTTTGTTCTGTCATCTGGTGAAGGATCCCAACCCATCCATTTTCCTGATTCGCCGACAAATACGTGGAAATAACCATCTTTTTTATTAATCTCTTCTGCTGCTTGTTGGGCTTCTTCTAGAGTTTGAAATACAACTTTATTTTTATATGTTCTTAGTTTTAATCCACGTACATTACAATTCATAATGCCTTCTGGAGAAATAAATGATACTAGATAAAATCCAGCAAACGAATCTTCATCTAAATTATCAACTTTGGTATATTTTTTCATATCTTCATCATATGTATTCTTACTTGATTGAGTTGATTCAATTGTTTGATTTTGATTTTCTTCTGTCATTAATAATAAATAAAATTGCTAATTTCTTAAATATATTTAATTTGATATATTTAATTTTGAATAAAATTCCATTTGCGTTTTTCACAAATTATTTTCCAAATTTCTATATCCTTCTTATTTTGAATAATATTTTTGTCATAATATTTTTTATTTATATTATTATAGCATAATTGATTTATCTTGTAGAGTAAATATTTTTCATCAAGCATATCTAAATTTAGATTAAAAACAGTATCTATTGCTAAGATATATATTTGAATTGGTGCAGGTAATGATTCTGGTTTTTCAAAATATATAGTATTTGTAGTATTTGTTGTTTGTGTATTATTTGAATGTGTATTTGAATTTTTTCTAGTTGAATAATAAAAATATATTGTTAAAACAAGAGATAGAACAAAAGTAAATAATAATAACATTAAGTGATATATTTTATATTTTAATCTAAATATAAAATAATAATTCTAAAAATCAATTTTTTATATTTTCAAAAATATCAATTTTAAATTTTTAGAAAGATGAGTGAAATGGCCAATCAAGATATTTACAGATATTTTTCCAAATCATATCTTGTAATCTTAATTTGTCTCTACTCTTTAATAATTTAAAATATTGAGCATTGTTATACATTCTAAATTTAAACTCGTCATTATCTTTCATATCACCTAATATTAAAAATAATTTATTTAATACATAGGAATAATTAAGATAATTGTCTCGAGTATCTGGTTTGAATAATTTAAATGGTATTTCTGTATCTTTAAACATTTTTTTAATTTGTTCTTCTTCTTCTCTAGTTAAAGAAGGGGGTGGTGTACCAGTTATATGACTAAAAATTAAATAATGATGTTCATAATACATATTTTTTCTATATTTTTTAAGAATCTTTTGAATAATATCTGGAGTTACATCTGCTACTTCTATCATTTGTTTTTTCATTTCTAATTTAATTATATCATATATTGCTTGAGGTATTATAGTTGTTTGTTTTGCTTGATATTGATTTAATTTTTCAATTAAATGATTTATTGGATTGTATGGATATTTAGGTTTTTCATTCATAGCATCTTTATGGCTAGGAACTTCGCTCTCAATAATAATATGTTCTGCAACTCCACATTTTTGACATACAAATATACCTTCTGATTGAATTAAAGTTTTTTCTATTAAACACGTTGTACATATTTTTACTGGAGATACTTTAACTTTATCACATCTATATGATGGATCTATTAAAGATAAATATTTATCTTTTAATTTACCTTTTTCATGAACAATTGTTGTAATAGGTTCTGTCGATTGATTACCACTTGAATCTTGTGATAAAAATGATAAAATAGATTTTTTTTCTAATTTAGGCTGAACTCTCTTTTTTTTAGGTGGTTTTTTAATTTTAATATTTTTATTATTCAATTGATTTAATCTATCTAACCTATCTATAATTGATTCTGAATCTTCACAAATATTGTTTGATATATCAATTATATTAATATTTACATTTACATTTACATTATAATCTGGATTGTCTGTATTATCATTAATATCATCATTATTATTATTAGTAATATTTGTAATTTCTATAATTTCAATAATCTCGTCAGGTATATCATCGTCGTGAGTTTTTGGTTCAAAATATTCTATTAATACGTCTTTTGTCATATTAAAATATTCTAATTCATCATTTCTCGATTCTAATTCTAGATTTTTCTTTTCTAATTGAACAATTTGTGATTTTATATTTTGTATTTCCTTTTCTGTTTCTAATTTTTCTTTTAATAATAAAATTTTTTTATTATTATGTTTAATCTGTTTATCTACTTCTTCAAATCTTAATAGCGTGTCTCTATACATTTCATCTACTGTCTTGTATTCTTTTGCAAATTTAACTTTACATGGTCTGTGTTTGAATGCCATCAAATCTCCACTATATTATTTATGTTTATCAAATGGTCTTTAAATATAATTTTTATTAAAAATGCTATTTTTTAATAAAAATAATTTACTTATATATAAAAATATTTTTTTTATTTATATATAATATATTGATAAAATGCCAAATTATATTTACGACGGTTTGTATACATACGATAATAATTTTGGTAATCCATCATATCCGATCACCCAGAACATTGTAGATAATAAAAATATCGGTACTTCTGTGAGTATTTCATATACCGGTTCAGAATTAAATTTATACTTATATGTTGATAGAAATTATTCTACAAGTCAAGAAACTATTTACATTACGACAAATACTTTACCTGCGGATAATCATATTTATGTTTATGGTCAAGATGGAAATACTGCAATACCTGTACCTGACAGAACAAGCGCTTTTTCATCAATTAAATTTATAACTGCATATACTACTACTACTACAGATAGTTATGGTACAACAGCACAGACTCAAAATGGCTGGTATAAAATAGTATTTTTAGGACCAACCAATGCTACTTATACATTAACAATTGGCACAGATGCAAATGGAGGTCGATCTACTTATTCTTGTTTCCTACCAACAACACGCATTCTAATGGCTGATAATACTTATAAACAAATTTCACAAATAAAACAAGGAGAATCTATCAGGGGCTTGTCTGGTATTCCAAGAAAAGTTCTACATGCAGGTTATCTTAATTTCAGACCTGAAAACACACATCCTGAATCCCTACCAAGATGCATCCCTATGAATTTTTTTGGCAAAAATTTACCTAGAGAAAATTTATATCTATCAGGTGGTCATTCTGTTATTTTATTAGAATCTACTCCAAAATATAAACAAGAAATTGAAGAAACAGAAAGAGAAACATCAAGAACAGTTAATATGTCAGGATATAGAAAATTAATGTCTAAGAAATTATCTAACTTAAAAGTATTAAAATCATCAGACGAAATTAAACAAATAACAGGAACAGAACCAAGATATTATCACTTAGTAATAGACGATCTATCAGACGGTATGATAGCTGATGGATTACCAGTAGAAGCAACATCCGAAGAAAGTTTTATTTCTCAAGGTTTTATTGAAAATTAAAATATAAATATTATTTTTCCCACATAAAAAACGAAGTAAATTTATTACATTATAAATATATAGAATTATATAAAATAGGATAAAACAATATAAAATTATAATAAATGATTAATTTTTGTAATATTTATAAATATTATAAAAAAATATATTTTTTCTGAATATATTAATATAATAAAATGGGAGGAGGATTAATGCAATTAGTTGCTTATGGTGCTCAAGATGTATATTTAACTGGTAATCCACAAATCACTTTCTTTAAAG